TGTAAGAGTTCCATCAGGAATTTTATTATCAATTTTGATAATTTCCCAACCTGGAACTTCTTTACCGGTTCTTTTGTCAACTGCAAAATGACTAAAGAATGTTTTCATTACATTTTCCTTACCGGTGAGGAAATCATTCATTTTTTGCATTTCTTCCTGGCGCATTTTCTTCTGGTCTTCAGGTGTAAGTTTGTCCCAATTTTTAAATTTATCTTGCCAGTAGCTTTTCGGAATACGGATATGATATTTAATGCTCATTGCATTTTTTAGCAACGACTGTTTTACTCCAGGAATATTATTTGAAATATCAATCCAACCACTATCAATAATGGAATGCCAGGCACGTTTTGGATAATACAATCTTCCCGGGCCAACATAACGACTTCGATGAACAAACTTTTTATTTGCAAAAGGTTTTGTTATGTCAAATACCGGTGAGCTATCAATTTGATGAGTTTTTGCATTAGGAAATTGAGCGGAGTAATAAAGTTTAGTAATACTTCTTCTGGCTGGTAGCATCTTCCCCCAACGGGTAAATGAAGCATCAAGAGCGTTTACTTTTACAATTTTATTTGAGTATTTTCCCTGTCCGAGATAAAACTCCGGAACTTTCACTCCAAAAAACGTTGCATCGGTAATAAGCTGCTCCATTGTTTCATCAAAAAAATTATCTTCTTTAAAATTTTCGAATTCTGTAAAGTCTTCACGGTGAAATAATTCTTTACCTTCAATTACTTCTTTACGATAAGTAACAAGGCCACCACCATAAAAGGCATTAATCAACCATTCGAGTCCGGAACTGGCAACAACATTTTTTTCAACTGCTTCGAGGATATCTTGAGGGCGTGTGTCTGTTGGTCCCCAAAAAGCCCAGTCTTTTTGTTTGTTTTCCGGTTCCCAATAGAACTTACTTTCTTTTGCTCCAATTTCGGGTAAAGAAACAACTGCCTGCGCTCCACTTAGGAAGGCTGTAGAACCATCATCTGATATTTGTATCTGGGGCTTAGTCATAAACTATCATTCCATTAAATTTTTCAATTAATCGCACATGGATAGTGCGTATTTCATTTGATGGTATTAGCAGCAAGTTAATAGTACCATTTTCATCGTGATTTGGTATTCTGGTACGGTCCTTAATTTTTGGTTTTGCAACATGCTTTTGATGATATACAATAGCCTTTTTTACATGCAGCCTTCCACCTCCCTCAGAGGTTGCAAAATTCATTTTGCATACAACACACGAAAAAGGAATGAGTTTTCCTTTTGTGCTGCGGGCACGCATTTGTTGAAGTGTTTTTTTGCGACTAATTAAATCCATTATTTATTATGTTAAACCAGATAAATAAGCATGTTCCTGAAATAATTTCAGCAACACCAAGCCATTGCGCTAATATTCTGTTACGATTATTAAAAAGTCTGGGCTTCCAGAAACTAATACCAAAAAGTATAAAAATTACTTCACTCTGATTTGTTGCATCAAGTTCCCAATCTTCTTTAAGGCCTGCGGTAATACCACGCTGAAAATGATAAGAGGGAGTCTGGATAGTTCCTAAAGTAATTATGCCTGTAATTGCCAATTGCATAACAATATGCCAAAAATCCATTGAATAATTACCCATTCTTTGGCCACACAAAACCATAAGAAAAACACCAATGGTTTGAACCCGCCACGATGGACTTTCGATATTGTGAATGTTCTTGATCTCATCTTCTAAAAATGGAGGTAAAGGATTATCATTTTTATGATAAAAACACCCATTTTTTCTACCTGACATTACTCGGCGATATGAGAACATAGCCATTGCTATAATTAGGTAGATTGATATTTCGATTATTTGTGACATAAGTTTTCGATTTTTAATTATGCTAACTTATTATTTCATTTTATTATATTAAAGGACAGTTAAGAAAAAGTAAAATATCTATTAATTTTTTTAACTATTGTTGTAAATGGGATGTTTTTCTCATATTTATTTATTTGATTTATTAAGACATCACTGCTTGTAAATATTACATGCTCATTTCCTTCAAAATCGAATTGTAGCGTCAGGTAATTTCCACTTTTGTTTTTATCGTATTTTGATTTACCAATTTTAGCATTTTTGACAATTATTTCCTTGTTTAATATTGTTTCAATGCTTAGCTTTTCGCCAGTCAATTGATGTTCTTCTGTAGCGAATTCACTGAATTTATTCATAAAAGAAAATGCTTAACATATTGATTCTGCTACTGACCTTGACATGTTTACATATTCTTCATGTTCTATAATTTTTACTTTATCCCCCTCTCTATTGAAGGATAATGCAACTTCATCATTTTCATCATATTTTTCACGTATGATAGAAAGCATGATCTCTTTTTTTGTTAATATTTTTGGAATATAATTGATGTTACAATCATATTTGTAATGCGTTTCATTATCATCTGTTTGATCAGATTCAATATTCCATCTGATTTGAAATCCAGGTTTTAAATCAATAACCTGTTCCGGATTAATTTTTGAGTATCCTTTCATTTGTAAAATATTTATTTGTTAAACGATATGTATCTGCATGTTTGAACCAGCCCCAATATGCTGAATCAATATGCTTATTTGCTCTTCTGTTTTTTATTTTTCTTTTAAAATTATTTACTATTGATTTGCGTATTAACGTATAGTCGTGAAAAAATCTATATCCTAAAAAATCAACACCTCTAATATCAATAGGGAAAATTTGATAGTTTTCCTTGAGTTTTAGATTAAGATTGTTATTCAAATATTGTTCAATTGCTGTTTTAATAGAACTTAAATGTTGTTTTGATCTATCGAATATTACAAGATCGTCTGCATAACGGAAATAATATTTAACCTTTAAATTTTCCTTTACAAAATGATCAAAATAGGCAAGATAAATATTACCAAACCATTGACTGATGTAATTTCCTATCGGTATTCCGGGAGCAGAATCTATAATAATATTCATAAGATTAATCAACTTCTTATCTTTAATTTTTCTTCTTAGAATAGATTTTAATATGTCATGATCAATAGATGGGTAATACTTTTTTACATCCATCTTTAGGCAGTATTTTGTTTCCTGCTTGTCTTTTAAAGAATGCTTTATTCTATTAACCCCATCATGGATTCCTCTGTAGGGAATTGTACTAAATGTATTCCTTATTAATATGCTTATCCAAATTGGTTGCATTATTTGAACAATACAATGATGCACAATACGATCAGGAAAAAAGGGTAATTTATATATTTCACGCTCTTTATGTCCTGTAAAACGTTTAAAAACAACATAATTACTATTAATAAATTGCTCAGATTTCAATATATGGTGCAGTTTATCAATATAAACACCTGGATTTCGATCAATTTCAATAACTTCACGATAATGACGTTTACCTATTTTTGCATTTTTATATGCTGTATTTATATTATCAACCGCTATCATTTTTTCGTATAGATTATTATATCGCTTCATATTTGCATTTATAAACAGAACTTTCTCCATTTGAAGTGGATACTAGCACCGTTTAGGTGATTGCTTATATTTTGCCAAGGGGCAAGGTGATTGTGTCTGAGTTTAAATGCTAAGCTGAGAAACCGCATTGGAGTTCGAATTGCCAGATGAGTTATTCGAGTTCGAGTAACCGAGACCCGCATTACCGGCATTGTTGGCATTTCCAAAAGCGTGGACGGCACGCCAAGCGGCTCACATGAGGCACAAACACCTGTAATATTTTTTGAGCGAATTGCGTTCATTCCGAATTAACTTATTACGTCACCGCAAAGCCGAGAAACCGCATCGGAGTTCGAAACGCCAGACGAGTTAATCGAGTACGAGGAACCGAGACCCGCATAACCGGCAATGAAGGCATGCCCAAAAGCGCGGACGGCACGCCAAGCGGAAGCAGGATCAGTATCATAAATAGTATATACATAATCACATTTATGGGTTGTTGATGATCCTCCAACAGCTTTTGGAAGTATATGCCCTGACAGCCATTCTGTAACATACCCGTCAGTTTCTGCTAATTGTCCAACCATCTCGTGATCAGCTTCTGTATCGTAAGCAAATTTTTCCGGATCATGACATATAAATGCCCTAGATCCATTATCAACACTATTGTGTATATTAAGAGCTGCAATCCACTCGTAGCAGCCGTGCAATAATCTTAATTGACGGAATACAGCTATTTGAGTATTTAAAGGATCAGCTCCAAGATTTACAAAGTTTGGAATAGTAACAGGTATTTCACCATTTAACACACTTTGTGCATCACCTTCACCATTTTGAACAAAAGGACTATATCCATTATAATTGTTCCAATCTGCACTTGATGCATTTGTTACTCCGTTCGAAATTGCAGCTTGAAAGTTGAAATTTGCATGTTCAATAAGATACATTATCATAATATCCATCCAAACATCGTAAG